CTTTAGCTCCAGGAAACTTTTTGTTAACTATATCTTTAACTATAGATGATGCTATAACACCTGATCCATATCTATATAATGGTCTTATATTTAATGTAGTAGGCTCGTAATTAGGTATTTCTTTTTGTGTTCTAGTAAGAAACTTTTTAATCTTTTCTTTAGATTCTTTTACGGCTCCTATTAATTGATCTATCTTACGCTTATCTTTCTTCTTGGCTTTTTTAGTAGGGCCTTTGTCTTGATATGATTCGGGGGTTGCTTGTTCTAGCTCTCCAATAACTTTATCGCCAACAACTACTTCAATTTTACTTTCATATAGTTTATTACCAAATTGGAAATACAATTTGCCATCTATCTCAACTACACCTTCCTGACCTTTAACAGGCTCTACTAATCTTAATGATATGTTTTGACGTTTACTTAATAAACTAACTATATCTGCCTCTTTATATGCAAAGAATTTAAGGGCTTTCCCTTTAGCTCTTTTAATCATGTAGCTAAATTTACTAGCTGATGGACCTCCTACTTTTTCTATATCACCTACAACATTAACAGGTTCTCCTTTTTCTTTTATAGTTTTTTCTGTGGATTCGTATTCCTTAGTTTTAGGAACTATTTGACGTTGGTCTTTTTTTTTTTCGTCTTTGTCAGACTCTTTAGATTTTTCTTTAGATTCAGCCCTCTCTTCTTTTTTTACGGCTTTATCTACATCTTCTCTATTAATAATTTTATTAATACCTGTACCCACTATAGAGGCAACTGTCGTGGCTGCAATTTTACCAGCTTCTAATAGTTTTATTAAATACTTCTTTGCAGTAGGGGTTATTTCATTTTTAGTATAATCTTTAACTTTTTTTATAGTCTCTTTAGTTTCTGGTGATTGTGCCTTGTCTTTTGCTTTACTAAATAAACCTTTAACACCTTCTACGGCTTTACTACCTAAATCTTTTACTGTTTCTAAGATACCAGTCTTCTCTTCAGCTTTTGTTTTGGCTTCAGCTTTATCTGCTTCAGTTTTCTGCTTCTCACCTTCTTGTGTAAATGTTTCAAACTCGTCTTTTGATAAACCTTTTTCTTTAAATCTAGAATCTCTTTTACCAGTAGACTTAGCTATAGGAGCTTGATCCACCTTAGCTGTATATATATCCTCTATTGATTGCTCAACATTTGCAAGATCGTTATTTAAAGCTTCTAACGTTGCATTATGTTGGTCTTTTAATATTTTAAGTTTAGCTTCTAATTTTGCTTTATCTTTAATAACAGATTTTTGATGCTCTACTGTTTCATTATATCTTGCTGTCTCATCAGCTATTTCTCCTTCTTTACGAGTTTTAACCATTTCTAGGTTAAATGCTTTTTCAGCACCTGCCTCTGTAAGAGAACTATTAACATGATGTGTTTCATAGTCTCTTTCAGCTAATTCAATTCTAGCTTTATATTCAAGCCCTTGTTCTTCTGATAGTTTATTGTCTTTAACTAAGTTATCTACAATAGACATAGCAGCAGAACCATCTCCTGAATAATTCCATAAATTTGATGCAATTAAGTTATCTATAGCTTGTTCAAATATTATAGCTTGATCTGCACTCATATTGCCTTCATTGTTAGAAAGCATATCTATTACATTATTATAAGCATCTATCTTTTTATCAGTGAGATGTTTTCTTTCAGCAGCAGCATCAAAGTAACCTCTAGCTCCACCCATAGCACCTCCTAATCCTACAGAAGACCAGAATATATCTCTAAGTTCAGGCCTGTCTTCACCAAATGGAGCTTCTCTAAGCCATGACATTGCAGAAGCATAACCTTTATTGTTAGCTTGTTGTATGTTTTTGTATTTAGCCCATTCTTGATACACCTCTTGGAATCCTTCTGTTATTCCTTCTATACTTGCATATGCCGCAGCAGCAGGTAAATTAGGAACCACTCTTCTCATTAACATTCCTGTAAGCCCTTTCATGTTTGTAGCAAATGGTGTTTTAGCAATTGGATTTCTTAATACTTTTCCCATCACGCCTCTACCAGCACCTCCAAATAAAATACCATATTGAAGCATATCTACTCCCATCCATTTAGCATTATCTCCCATAACGCCAGCAGCATGACTAGCTGCTTCTTCTGGTGTAAATAACGGATTGCCATTATCATCTACATCATTAGCCATTTCTTGATAGGCTTCTCCAGCTAAATAAGCTCCTTCAAATAAATTGGCTGTTGCACCACCACCAATATATCCACTTATATTTCTTGCAAGTTTAGTAGGGGCATATCCTGCCTTACCAAGATCAACTCCTAGTTTGCCTAAAGCACCTGTACCTTTTACTCCTTTAAATCCTTTTTCTCCAGCCCCTGTTAGTTTTACACCCTTAGCCATTTTACCAAACATACCTGATTTAGACGCATACTTTAAAGCTGTAGGACCATACCTCCCGAGTAATCTTCCTGCAAACATAGACCCACCAGCATAGGGTATTACAAATGATGCAGCATAAGGAACTAATCTAGATATTTTAGAAGACCAAAACTCTCCTTTAAACATATCGTCCCATGTTATATCTTGTAAGTCTTCAGATAATACTAAAGCATTTTCTTTTTGATATTCTGTTCCTACTTTTTTAAGATAAGAGCCTACACTCGTAGTTAGATCTCCTTCTCCTGGACTAACTAATGCAGTAACAAAGTCAATAGTATCTCCTGTTCCAGCAACTAAATCACCCCAACCTGCTTTTAATCCCCTCTCTACTCTTTGTCCAGCAGAACTAATCATTTCAGCAGGATCTGCAAATTGTTGTTCTGGAGCAGCACCTTCTCTTAATCTATCTAATCCAGCATATTGCTGGTCTCCCATCTGATCAGCAGCCATACCTCTAGTATATCTGTCTAATTCTATATTTTGCTCAGGCATAGTAGACACACTTCCTAGTAATTGAGAAAAATTAGAAGGTTCTGTATTCATCTGAGAATCATACTGACTCTGTAAATCTTGTTCAGGTGATTGAGGTTGTCTAGTAGTAGGGTTAGCGTTTCCTAATAATATGTTTAGCCCTGATGTATAGTCTTCTGCCATTATTTATTATTATAATAATTCTGAATAGTTCTAGCTAAATTTTTGCTTTGATTATAAGCCTTTGTATCACTTGTACTTTCTCTATATTTATTATACTGGCCTGTTTTTATAGCTTCTAGCATTAATTCAAACTGAGGATTACCAGAAGTTAAGCCTATTTTTAATTGTTGTGCTTGATAAGCCATAAGCTCATAAGGGGTGTTAGCTTGTTTGGTTATATTTCCTTGATCATCTTTTTCTACAACAACTGGAAATTCTTTTTGTTCTTGCGAAGCTAAGTATAAATCAGCAATTATCATAGGAATTGCTTGTTCAATTTTTTTACTAGGTATTCCTGCTGTAGCTAATCCAACAGTAAGAGATTGATCATAAGCACTAACAACTTGAGAAACAGCAGCATCATCTGGTAAATTCATTTGCTTTTGTATCTTAGCTCCATCAACTAATTTACGATTATTTTGATATTGCTTGTGTGCCATCTCTTCTTCATAAGTGGCCATTTGATTTAAAACATTATTTAAGTCTTTAGAGTCTATACTTTTATTTATAGTAGCTTGAAGATTTGGATCCTCCATGTCAACTTTTCTATAATAAGCATCATCAGGACCTAAATCATCATCTATAAGTTCAGCAACCATAACATAATCAAATTGAACATCTCCATACTGTTCTTTCATTTTATTCATATCATCTTCACTAGATACATCAGCTAGTAAGAAAGTGTCTCCATCTTTATTCTTACCTTCTAATGCAACATGATAACCAGTTAATCTTAAATCCATAGTTTCTGATTCTTGCCATAAATTCGCACCTGTAAATACTGTTGATGCAACATCTTGATCAGTTATTTTATGACCTCTCCTATCGTATAATGTTGTTGTATTTATATCATTAATTTTACGATTTCTAGTATTGTATCTAGATGTTGGATTCTCTTCATCTCCTTCATAAACACCAGCCCAAGCCTTTGTTACAGCGCTTTCTAGGTTAGGGTTATTAGCAAATATTCTACCACTACCAACTAATTGCATTCCTTTAGAAAAAGGAGATTTTCCACCTTTAGTACTATGCATTCTAGTATTCTTATCATAACCACCTAATCTACCCCAAGGTTCAGAAGAAGTTTCATCAAATAATTCATTAAATGAATAACCTTTTCCTGCTTTGTTATTATCTTGAACTTTAAAATAATCAGATCCTGTATAAACTCCTGTTTGATTTGAAACATCTAAAGATCTAACTAACTCAGTTGAATATTCTGTATCTATTTCTTTTGTACCAAATATAGCTTCATCACCAAAACGGCCTATACCTCCAGATTCTTGGTATTGTAATTCTGTACTCACCCAATTTCGTATATCAATATCAGTGAAAGTTGATTTACTAACTCCTAAATCTATTTCCATGTCATTTGTAATTGACATGTAGTTAGAAGCTATAACATCATCTAAATCAATATTATCACCTACATTTGCCCCCTCACCAGCATTAGCTAAATAGTCTCCTCTAGGGCCAGTGTATTTATAAATATCAGTTAATCCTTTCTGCCAATCGTCAAATCTTTTATGAGAGTTACTTGTAAGAAATTTAGCATAACCATCTTTATCTAAAGCATATTTTTGATATTGCTCTATTGATGCAAGGTTTTGATTAACTCTATTTAGAATAGGATTTCCTTTTTCAGGATCAGCATGAGGTGTTTGTACTCTTTGTTTATATTTTGATAATGCTTCATCTAAACCACCATGTAATCTTGCATTCGGAACATTATCATATTGCTTTAATATTTGCTCTATATCTGACCATCCAGAATAATCTTTATGCCAAGCAGAGTAATCATCTGAATCTATTTGTCTTCTATATTTATTTTTTGTAAATATAGCATCTTTAGAGGCTTGAAATGCTAAATCTAATTGACCCTGTATGTTCTGTTCTCTTTCTTTCTCCCTTAGTTGTAATTGAGTTTCTTGCTCTTGTATTTGTAATTGCTGTAATTTTTGAGCATCACGATTAGCCTGTATGTTCCCTGCTGCTTGCATAGGACCAGTTAGTGCTTCAAATAACCCGTAGTCTAGTGCCATATTTTAGTTTTCTGATAAATTGTCTGGAGAGTTTACTCCTATTTCTTTATTAGTAGAGAATAGATTTTGTAAAATTCCAGTACTACCATTTAAACCTGAAATAGCATTTGTAAATGCTGCTGATGTAAATGCAATTGCTGCTTTTTTAGTAGCGACTTGTCTTTCCATATCTTCTGTTCTATCCCTGTCTGTTCTCTGCATATCAAAATTTTCTTTAAATAGCATTATCTTTTCATACTTTTCAGCATTTTTTCTTTGTAAATCTTCATCCTTTACAGCATAGTCTAATAAAGCTGAAGATCTTTGAGCGTCTAAAACTCCTGACTGCGCTAAGAATTTAGCTCTTTGACCACCAGAACCTCTTACAGCATTCTCTAATCCTCTTTGATAAGACCCATCTATTTCTTTTCTAATCTTCATTTCTTCAGATGGATGAAAACCTTTTTTAGCTAACTCTTTAGTTTGTCTTAAATGCTTCATAAACATTGGAGATAACTGTGGGCTAGCTTGAGGTTGTATTTCTTTCATAGCAGCCTTCAGCCCCTTTTTCCCCATTATATATGATATAATAGCTCCAGGCCCGCCAATAGCATCTAATGCAGCCCCTGCTCCTTGTAATAAAGCATTACCAGCTCCAACTAATTTTTCAGATCTTGTTTTTCCTGTATTAGCAGGAACAATAGGCTCTTCAATTTTATCAATTACTTCTTGTGTCTCAACAGCTTCAGGTTCCGCCTCTATAGGCTCTTGAAGAACATCTGGAGTGTCTAGTGTTTCATGAAGCATTACATCAGGATCAACCTCTGGAATTGTTTCATCTGTTTGATCTGTATATTCCGTCCCTTTCATTCTGTCAATTTCTTCTTGACTATAATAAGTAGACTTAAAATTATCTTGATACTCTTGAGGTGAATATTTTAAATAAGTAAACAAAGTGCCTCTAGCCTCATCAGTTAAAGGGATTTTATTATTTATTATTAAGTCAATAGCATTTTTATTATCCAAAGCATTAATGTCATCAACAGTTAAAGGATTTGTTTTATTACCCCCTTGAAACCTTTCTGTTATACCTTCTAGGGTTATGTCAGAATTAGGAGCAACATAAGATGGTATTTCAGATTTATGTTTATTATATAAATCAAAAGGACGTTCAAATTGAGCTTGACCTCCTTTTATAGAAAATTCTCTTCCTTCATCAATTAAATCTAATTCTAGTAAAGACCTATTAGGATTTTCTTTTTTTAATTTTTCTAACCTATCTTTTAATCTTTGTTGGCCAGCAAATTCTCCCTTTAACGTAGTATTTACTCCAGTGCTATATATTTCTTCATATAAAGATTCTAATAAATTTAAATCATTGCCGTCTTTATATTTCTTTATAATTCTTTTTACCTCATCTAATGTATTTCCTTCCTCTCCTGTAGTAACCCAACCAGAACTTGTAAATTTTCCTATTGAATCAAATAACTTTTGAGCATCTTTTTTTGCTATTTCTTTACTTATATCTGCCATTATGCCATTCCGTTTGATTCCCACTTATTAATATTCTCTTGTGCTACCATAGCTATTTCTTTATCAGTCATAGTTGACTTAAATTGATCTGTAGCATGGTCATATATACCAGATCCTTTTTTTGCTTTAAAAGGAAGTTTACCTCCACCTACATATATATTACCTTCAATATCTACAGGCATTGGATTGCCTTGATGTGTTTCAGGTCCTGGAGTTAATTGTTTATTATTCATTGCTTTTCTAATAGGAGCAGAAGCCATAGCATAATTTCCACTAGCTAATCCTTTCTCTACTTTATCTTGATCATTTACAATTAATTCATTTCCTGTAAATTCAGCAACTATATTCTCATCCATCTTCATTCCTTCTTCAGCATAAGCTCCACCGTATTGATTATCGTATCTTCCTTGTCTTTGATTATACAAATCTGTTGTTTGCTGGGATAACATATCTTGTCTCATTTCTTTTACTTGATCTTCTCTTGAGCTATAAATATCATCTTGCTGCTCCTTAATTTCTGCCTTTACTCTCTTTATATTAGCTTTTGCTTTTCTCTTTTTCTTTTTACTCCAAATACTTCCTAATATTAAACTACCTAATAATACAAAAGGATTCATTCCAAGAATAGGGGCAACAGTAGCCCCTCCAATACCAGTAGTAGCCCCTACACCAGCTAATTTAGCTACCTGACTAGCAGCCATAGCTGTTGAAGCATAAGTACCTAATTTTTCTGTTTGAGTGTAATCATAAGGGTTTTGATTTTGTGTAAAACCATACACTGCCGCGGCTGGACCAAGATTAAAATTTTGAGCTCCAGCGAGTCCAGTTCCTTTACCTATAGTAGCTCCATATAAATCAGATGCTCCAGATGCTAGATAAGGAGAAATTTTACCAGCTATATTAGCATATTGCATTCCCTTCATCCCCTGCATCATTAAGTTTTCTCCTGAATAAGGTTTATAATCACTAAAGGAAGCCATAGGATTATTAACATTTGTAGAGCTACTATAAATATCTCTAGCTGTTTTTGGTGTAAATGCACCTGAAGAATTAGGGTTTACTGGGCCTGCATTAAAATTAACATTATTTAAATTATTAGCTTTATTTGCATATAAATTCTGCATCCCAGATCCATATTGATTTACAACGTTAAGTATGTCAGAATAACTCATAATCTTTTTTTTAATAGGTTTTTCTATATTTTGCAAGTATTGCAAAGATATTAAATTTATCTGTGGTTTGGGCACTATATTTGATTTTTGCCCACGTTCCTCTAGTTCTACGTGGACTTTTTTCAGTTCTTAATGAAGTTTTTAATATTCCATCTATATACTTGTCTGTTTTTAAACCTCCTATTTCCACCCAATCAACATCAAATGTAGATTCTCCAGTAGGACCTGATAAATCTATTCTAATTCTCTGAATTGTAGAATCGTTCCAATCTACAGTAGAACTCATGTCCCATTCAATAATTACAAATTCATTATCTATTCCTCCTGGTTCGGCTATTATTGAAGTTCTAGTTGCACTTTCTGGTAAATTAACATAATCTCCACTTGCTTTTCTTATAGGATCATGCCCTTGCCAAAATACTTGACCCTCCCAGTTATTGCCATTAAGAGTTCTTCTAACTCTCATTCTGATTATATTATTATACTTACCAGGTAAATTAATTTCTTCTCCATGACTTGGACTTCTAAAGCGACCATCTCCATTATATGCTAAAGTAATATAAGTTGGTGATATGTCGGGAGCTGTAAATCCATTAGCAGCACCAGAATAAAAAAGCCATCCATTCATTGTTGCATTAAAATCCCATCTTCTATTAATAACTAATTGTTCAGTTTCGTCAAGATTTGTTGTCTTAAGATCCAAAACATTTTTTACATTGATAGTATCGTGTGTAATATCTGTTGTATAATCTATAAAGCTAAAGTCTACATGCTTAGGGGTCATTATTATTTTACAATTATCAAATACCTTACTATTTGCAGCCTCACTATTAATTATTTTTACAATATAACTTTCATCAGCCACCTCTTTTACTCCTTCCCAAAATAAAGCAAATCCAGATGTAGTTGGTGCTGATGGGTCTACAGGAGATACTAAACCTGATTGTAATTTAAAAACATCATCTTTTTTACTAAAGAAATTATTTTTCTTTTGTTCAATATGTTTATCCCATACCCATAATCTTAATGGATTACATCTTCTATTTCTACTAGGAAGTGTCGTTCCATCAGGAGTAGATGTATGACTTCCTGATAAAGTATAAGGATAAATAGTATTGCTACCAGAGAATCCATCAGTAAAACTAAAATTAGATATAGAGTTTACATTAATTTCATTTTCTGGACAAAGTATAAAAGATCCTTGACCTCCAGTTAACCATTGAGGTGGTGCAACACTATACTTAGATGTAAAAGCATTAATGGCTTCACTGTATACTAATGTTTCTGAATCACCTACTGGCTGTGAATATTGTGTATTATCTGTTGAATGATTATCCTCTATTCTTGCAAAAATTTGTCTTTTATCGTTTTTACTATTCCATGAAGAATTATGAAACGTAATTAATAATTCTTTATTTTTAAAATCATATATAGAAGTTATACCTAAAAAACTTAATGGATTATCAGAAAGATAGTTTCTGCTTCCATCTGGCTTTACAACACTATCTAACAGACTATACAGAGTAGGGTGTACTGAACCATCAGTGGGGCAAATTCTATAAGCTCTTTGCTCCCATTCTTTAATGATTTGTTTTAAATAATTTCTTTGACCTAAAGCATCACCTAAAGATATTAGTTTTTCTGTATCATATTTAAATAGTCTACCAAAATTACTATCAACAAAATAAAGTGATTTCTCACTCATTGCTACACTAAATCTATGTCTTGTTCCATATTTAGTTGATATATAAATATGATTTTCTACAGTTTCTCCTGTTCCAGTAAATAAAGATGTACCAGAATCGTCACTTAACATAGATAAAGGATTTACAAGTAGTTTTGCAAAAGCAGTGTCTTGTAAAATATATATCTCATTCTTAAAATTTACTATTTTATTAATCTCTCCATATAACCCTTCCATATCATGGAATTGATTTATAGGGAATACTCTAAATGCATCTGATGTTTGTCCTAATATTTTTGTATTAGAATAAGCAATTTCATAAGGTAAATTTAAACTATCATCAAACTTGTCTTCATCTACCGCTAACCCAGATTTAATATTATTTGTTTGAGAATAAACACTATTGTACAGCCAGTCATTACTGTAAGGGGCTTGATTCATTTCTTTACCTATTACAGTATCTGATGAGTTTAATGTTAATCCACTTCTCATATCTGTATTCACATAAGATTCTACTGGAAATACTTGCCACCTAGCAGCAGATTTTTTCATGTAAGGAGTAGAAGTTTTTTGATGAGAATATAAATTAACAAATGTATCACCACCAAATACTTGAGAAACATGTCCTTGTGTATTACCAGAACTTGCTCCTATAGGATGAAAATTACCACAAGCAATATATCGTGTTTTTTCAATAGACCCTTTATTATATCCTCCATAGGGTGTAGTTTTTCTTACAATAGAACATAAATATTTAAAAGGAACTAAATCTTTTCCTCTATTACTAAAGTTTTGAATTGGACCAGAATCATGAGCTTCTTGATCATTGTTAGATAAACCTATATCGCCATAGTTTGATATCCATGCTGATAGATATGGGAAAATAAAATGGCTATTATATCCTGCTAAATATGAACTAGTACCTGATAGACCGTCTTTATCTTCTGCTCTCCAGTTAGAGTGAGTATATAAAGCAGATAGATTTAATGGAGCAAACCAGCAATTATAATTAGCGTCTGGATAACTACTTATATTTGCCCAATAACTTTCAGAAGAATTAAATTTTCTCACTTCACTATATCTATTATCTACCTCAATTAAAATACTCCTTAATCCCATTTGTAAAGTAGAGACAGTATCATAAGTATAGTCTTGTTTTTTTACATCTGCATATTGATTTGCTGATCCACCAGCTTTATCATTTATATAAGCTATCTTAGAATTTACACCTCCAAAGACATAGCTAGTGCCTGTTTCTGAAAAAGCTGCCAGACCAGGATTGTTAGTATTATTTATAGTAGCACGTTTAACATATCCTAAAGTATTGTTTGAAAATCCACTTACTTTATTGTACTTAACTCTTTTAGAGACTTTAAAAAATCCATTTGGTACTATTTCACCATCTGTTATTTCTTTAGATGCTGATATAGGTAATTGCCATCCATATTGGTTTTTTGGGGAAGCATTACCTCCAGTAGATTTATTTTCTCCAGCGAATAAACCGCCATCAATTTCCATTCCTATTCCAAAATATGGATCATAACAATAATACTTTCCTATAAGAACAGCATAATTATCATCTATATCTTTTCTTGTGCAAAAAGACAAAGCTTGCCTAAGTGTGTGATCAGTTGCTTCTGGTCTCCAATTTTCGTACCCACCATTTATTCCCCAACCATAAGTATTAGGAGAATCATTTAAATCATGAGATTTTTTACTCATACCTCTATTGTGTGCAAAACTATAATTAGGATAATTAGGCCCCCAAGTTGATGTAGCTGTTCTGTACCTTGTTTCGTCAGATAATTTTAATGAGCCATCTATTCTTAATATATCTCCTTCTCTATAAACATATGGTCTAATTCCAAATGCACTATCAGGAGCGTCTAATGTAAAAATACTACCACTTATGTGAGTGGCTGTTTGAGATGTTACATTTGGATCACCTGCAGAAGTATGATTATTAAATTTATCATAACTACCAAAATAAGCAGAGTGTCTAAAATGATTTCCATATGTTCCTGGGCCTCCATGTAAAAGAGAATTATCTCCTTCTCCTCTTGCATCCTCTGCGCCACCACCAGCCCATTGTTTTGAATCTTCTCTTTCTGGCCAATAAAAAACTTTTCCTGCTGTATTCCCTCCTGTAGTTGCTACTCCATTAAAAGTTCCGCTTGTAAAATCACCTGCAGTATTATGATAAAATGCCATATGAGAATTTTCAGCAAGCCCTAAGTATCCATTTAAATATACATTATATTCTGGTTGTTCAGGTAATGTTGGGACTCCTGCTGTTGATCCGCTAGATTGATCATTCCATTGATTTACAAATATTGGGTCTTCGTCAAAAGCTTTATTGTCTTCTGTTGAAAATCTAGTTGTATCATAACCGTATTTTTGTCCATATTTAGAGTTTCCATATTGTGCAGTTTGATTTAATAATCCTTGTTGTATTATTCTTCTATCCTCTTCTGTTCTTTCTGCTCTTACAACTCTAAATCCAGATATTTTTTTTACCACTTCATCTGGTATTATAAATTCAAAAGCTACATATAAATCATATAAATAATGTGTTTTATCAAAGTTTTCTAAATCCATGCCATAAGCCGACCCAGAAACTTGCCAGTTATTCCATGCTGGCATAGCTTTTACACGTCCATCTATTGCTTTATCAGAAGATGTGCCTGGTTTAATAGCGGAATTTAATTCATTTCCATTAGGTTTTATATATGCTTTTAAATTTTGAGTACCCTCATTATGTCTATCAGTAAACCATTCTACATCTACAGGAGGTACAGTATGCCCATAAATATGAGATAATCTATAGTCTTTAATGTTCGGAAGAGATATAAAGTGATCTCCAGACTCTAAACTCCATCCTGTAGTGTAACCTTGCGCTTGATAATTAGCTAAATTATTAGTAGGACGAGTAGGAGAATAGCCTCCACCAGCACCTCCTCTTGTTTTTTTAATATCAACCATTCTTAAAACATCATACTGATGTGGAGTCTCTATATCTCCAATCCATAATACATTTCCTGGAGATCCATTTAAATCATAAGTTTGAACTCCAAATCTATAAATATCACCCCTTTGATATCCTCTTTTATTTCCAGCTAAATGAGGGTCTTTTGATCCACCTAAATTCATAGATGCTCTAAATGTAGTATCACCAGAAGGCCCAGCAGGAGTGCCAGGTATACTTGAAAATTCAGTAATAGTTTCGTCCCCCATACTAGTTGAAGATATAAAAGGAGAATTATATGCATTCTGAGATTGATCTGCAATTTTCTCTTCTATTCCAAATGATATACGACAACCACCTAGGCCATTATGTGCATATTCAAAGCTTTCTGCTCCTAATGTCATTCTATCAGCTAAAAATCTATATTCAAATTTAGTTTTAACTATAGAAGAAGTACCACCAGAACCATGTCTTTGATTAGCAACACATGTTGTCCACATAGGGTTATTTAAATTACCATCATAGTTAAGGTGATCATAAGTTGCGGTTGTTGCGTCATACATAGATCCAGTGCTTCCTAATAACTGTCCGTGCCCACAATACTCTGAATTATAATTTTGTTGATTGCCAATCTCTACAGGTGATCCTGTTGTTCCCTGATAATGCTTAACTTCTGTATCGCTTGTTGTTAGCATTGCGTCTAACTCTTGCAAAGAAGTACCATCCTTTATTCTCCATCTTAAAACTTTAACATTCCATTCTTTCTCAGAAATAAAATTTCTTTTTTGCCTTAGATTTGCAGCAAATAAAATATTATCTTTAATTGCAATATCTTTACAAACATCAAATGTATTTGACTCTATTAATATTTCTTCTAAACCATTTGGAACTTCATTATTCCATACTGTATGTTGAAATGTAGACTGTGTACCAGAAAGTTTATTTCTTGAAACTACACAAACTCTTGGAGCATTATTTTGCTCTTCATAAAGCAATGCATATAATTCAATATATTCAAAACTTACATCTATATCATTTATATTAATTTGAAATCCTTGTGTTCCTAAATTACCTTTTGGCCCACCCCCATATAATGTAGAGCTACCAAACGCTTGATCTGAAACATGATAAATATTACTTAAAGGAGAAAAAGTTGATTCTCCCCCATTTTCTGAAATATACTTATAACAATACTGATAAACACCTACAGGCAAAGATCCACTTAAAGTACTAGCAAGAGTAGGTTGTGATGGCTTCATTAAAGGAGTTATATCTAAAGAGCTTTTACTTAATTCGTCTAATCTGGATTGCTTTATATTTAATGTTCTTAATTGATTTTTATTATCTGTCCAATAAATTCTAGAAATACTTTCGTTTTCAATAAGATGCTCTATTCTAACAGGAATATCTAAATCCATGTTTAAATCTGGATATTGCTGTGATGAAGCTGAATAACAAACTCTTAAATCTGTAACTTTTTTAACTTGTAATTCATGATCAAAATCAACCATTAAAAATATAGTTCTATCTGTTTCTTGGTAAACATTACCTCCTGGAGTATTAGCCCATTCAAATCTACCAACTATCATTAACAGTAATTGACTTGCGTAGGAAACATGACCTACAATAGAACATCTATTAGATAATTCTAAATTATCAGGTCTTGGAGCTCCAGGTCCAAAAAACGGATTAGGACCTCTATCTAAAAATGTTGGATAATCATTTGCAAAATTTGCACCAACACCTTGATCTGCTATTGTAGATATTCCTTTAGTATTGTCATTTGGAAAAGGATTTGCTAAATCAACAAATAAACTATTACCTTCTATATTTTCTACTGTAAATGTATCTCCTGTTGAATTAGTTAATCTAATGTTTTGACCATCCTCATAACTTCCTTCTAATTGAAAGTGAGGGTCAAGATCACTAATCATCCCATGAGTGAAACTTTCTGGTTTAGAGATTCCTGGACTTGATGTTTGGGGATCTTGAGGTTTATTTTTTTTTGCCATACTAATGGTTTGTTAAACTGTTCCCATCGTTTGTTATGGGAACTAGTGTATTCCACATGTTGCCTATTTGTTTTAATTCTTCTGAAGTTGGCATACCATCATCACCTCTAGTTTTACCACATAAGAAATACCATCTTTTTTCTAATTCTTTAGTTATATACTGAGGTAGTTTACCATTATAAAATTCTATTAATTTCATTTGCCACATTATATATTGAGCGACTGCTGTTTCATGACCTTCTTTAATTTTAGGCCAACCTCTTAAATCTACAGGATAAGCTAAATAAACAATAGTAATTTCATCTAAATTATCATGTTGTATATTCAGTCTATTACCATCTACATAATACCTAAAAGATCTTTGTTGAGAGTCATCAGTAGTTTTACCCACTCTTCCTCTATGAACTGCTCCAGTCTTTCTTAATTCTTTATGCTCATGATCTGAATCATCAGTTCCCACTCTAACTGCTAGTAATTTAATATTGTTTTCAGGTAATGTAAGTTGTTGATTTCTAAAAATTCCTTTTCCTCCAGTTAAATTTAATCCATTAACTTTAGCATTAGCATTATCTGAAGCTAATGTGTATTCATTACCTTTTGGACCTATTTCTTTTATTGTTATAGTCAGCACTCCAGTAGTTGTATTTATACTATAATCTGCAACATTTAAAGCTTCTGGATAATTATATATTGCCGAATTAGTATATGTTCCTGTACCAGCAGAAACATCTACCAATCCTGTTAAACTTTGATTTAAACCATATTGAGCTGTTGTATTGTCCAGTGTAGCCGCTAATGTAGCTCCTATCTCTATTTCATTAGGAGATTTGGCCTCTCCTAAATCTGTAGAGTTTCTAAAATATAGTTTTACACCATTTAGTGTAATAGAATCGCCAGATGTAGGATTAGCTGCAAATGTTATAGTTCCTGTAGCTTGAGCACCAGAAGCATCATATGTAGCTTCTTTTTGAACAAACGTATCTTTACTACCTATAAGCTTCTCAGCTTCATAAGACCATTCTATCCAGTTATTTGTATATCTAGAAAAATCTTTTAATCCTAAATTTCTAGCTACAGTTGTAAAAACTCTATCTATCTGTATGTGCATAATATATTATTTTATACAGAAGCAATAAATACTTCTAATTGATGATTAGCAACGCCTTTTACTTTTAAGGCAGTAGCATTATCTAATGTTGATCCTCCATTTCCTCCCTCTACAGTTGTTCCTGTATACATAATACTGCTATTTGCAGCAACAGATGTATAGCCAGCATCAGAATCCTCATCATCTAATCCTACTTGTAGCGCATCAGTTCCATCTAAATTAGTCACCCTAATATATCTTACATCAGCTCTTACAAAAGCAGCATCCGCAGTTGTAGACCCAAAAGTAGCCACTTCAGTTAAATTTGTATTTGCTAATTTTATAATTCTTTTAGATGTGTTCACAATACTGCCAAAAGTATGTGTATAGGTTTGAGCAAAATCTAAACTATCTGAAGAGCCATTATCATGCCCTATAGCTAATGCTTCTGTTATTGTTACTGTTAGTGTGGCTACATTTAAATCCGTATCTGCCATAGTTTCTTAATTTTTATTTATTAATTTTCTTGAATAGCCTAAAGGCATTATTTTACAATTTCTATATTTTTTTGGTCTTATCCATATTAATTTTTTATAATAATCATCTAAAATAGGAACTTTATAAAATACTGTTTCTCCTGTTTCTTTTGTTGCTTTATTATCCACCCTTATATGAAAAGCTCTCTTATGAGGTTTTTCATCTAAATAAACATATCCCATTTGATCTGGTAAAGAAACTTGACGATTTCTTTCAACAACATCTCTTACGAGTATTTCAAAAAATCTTCTTATTATGCTATAATACAACTTATAATCAATATTTTTATATAATATTAATTTTACATTTTTAAAAATATCTTTTATTGATATATATTTATCTTTGTACTTGTGTCCCACCTTGTGTTTTTAATTTTATTAAATCATCCATACCATCAACTACTACATCTGGTACTGTTTTTAATTCTGTTTGCATTTCCACTTGTATAACCCTCTGGATTAAATCACTTACATATTCCATTGGAATAGGATAAGGAGTTTTACCGTCATCCCAGTCTACTTTAGGGTGCCAAGAAAAATCCCACATCATATCAATCTCTGTAGGATCTTCTAATATCATTGAAACTGATGCTCTATATTTCCAAAATACTTTTTTATTTCCAGGAGAATTTAATCCTCCATGATAATTAGGAGATACTTGTAGTCTTTGAAAAGATATATAATTTCCATGAGAATTATAATCTCTATTATTTGTTGTTGTTTTTTGAATATAATAAGGCTTGCTATTATCTGTAAATTTATTATATTCATCAAAATGATTATGCTCTTTACGATATAATTTTATATTTCTTTTTGCATAGCCACTTGCTTCTTCATTCAAAAGAGTTGTTACGGGGTCATCAGGAAAATGAGCATATCTTTCAAGATTTACGGTTTTTATTCCTTCATCATTTTTTAACTGTAATGGTCTTGGAATCCAAAAAGAATTATCTCCAAAATTTCTAAAATCACCTCTTACTTGAGAAGAAGATATTTCATCTCCATAAAAACTTCTAGAGTTTGAGTCTTGCCACTCTTGTTGGTCTCCTGTACTATCTATAGATAAACTTGAGTGCGATAACCACTCTCCATTTAATTTATTTATAGTAGAAGCTTTAGGATAATTTAATAAAAGCTCACCAGTTGTTACAGGAGCAGATAAAGACGAATCTTTATCATAAGCATCCCATAGATCATAAAAATTTTTAATAGTAGAATCTGTTGAATTTCTAGCTGTTAAAACCATTTCTTGATATAGCGATTGATTATTTGTAATTCCTTTATCAATATTATCAGCAATTAGTTTTGCTCTATGATAATGTATCCAATGTTTTATTTGTCTTAAAGATATACTATTTTCTACACTAGTGTTACCTCCATACGCAAGATTTTTAATATTATGAGCTATTTCATTTAATGTTATCATTAGGCGTAATTTAGGTGTTTACAAAATTAGTTAAATTTTCTCTATAAAACAAAAATAGGCCTTAACTATTTCTAGTCTTAACCTATTCTTGCAGCAGGGAGCAAAAGAACTCTCTTCAAATATCATATTATGATGGAGGAGTCATTAAACCTACATCAACTTTTGTCATTTTTTGTACAGCTAACTGTATTATTTGTTTTTGATAATGTTCTGCAAAAGACCTTTCTATAGGTGAAGTTGATGTTCCTTGCACATCCGCTGTAAAGGCTTCTTCTATTGTTGGTAATATTAGAACCATAAACACTAAACGTCTTATACTCAGCATAGGAATTATATTTATTCTACCTTCTATATATGCCCAATGTGGAGATTCTTTAATTGGCGCATTAAAAGGGTCTGCAGAATATTCATCTTCTTGAAAGTTTCTTATTGATTTATTTTTTACAGAAACAGTTGGGCTAAAAACCACATCTTGTGCTGTTATACCTGAATAAATAAGTCCTGTGTTAGGGTCTATAATTTCATCATAATTATAATGTTGAGCACTTACAGATAAAACATATAATTGTTGCTTTGGTAATACATATTGATTTCCATATATAAAAAATCCTTCTCTATCTGGTCTACTTGTCCAACCATCAGGATATACTTCTGATAAAGCAGGATACCTATTATCATGGATAGCCGAACCATCAATTATTCTAGATGTAGGTACATCATAAGCTTGATAATCTATACAGCCAGCTAACGCTCTTCTTGAGTCTTCATCAGCAAGCATTTTTTGATAATGAAAATTAACAAAGTCAGATATAGCTAAATTTAAGAATTTATTTTTCTCTTCTGTTGTAAAATAAGGCTGGTCTGCTTTATCTAAAAGTAAATCTATATAGTCGTAAGCCTCAGTTAGAATCATGTATTACTTATTTTTTATTTTTAGTGAACCATCCTTTTTCTTTAGCATCATTCTCTAAAGAACTAATTGTTGAAGCAGACATGATGTTATCATTTGCTACAGCAGCAACTACAGGCTCTTCTCTTTGAACTGGAGCATTACCCCTAACTTGATTCTTTAAGATAGCGTACATGTCTCCATTGTCTTTTAACCAAACAATAGCAGCATCATCTGTTAAACCAATACTCATTGAATTATGTTTCCACACCCCATTAACCTTAGTTAAAGCTTTTTTAGCTAATGCTTTCTTTAAGAATACACGATGCATTTTATCAGCATCACCAGCTGTTTCTAAAAACTTATTAGGATTATCATTAGAGAATTGAATAATCTTAGCTTTAATTAACTTATCATCTAAGTCTGTGCTAATACCCATAAGCATAGCAAAGTCTTTTAAATCTCTATTTTCAATTGCTGAGGCAGTTGTAATAGCTTCTGCTTTTAATAAAGATAATTCTGCATTCTTTTCTTCTGTTGCTCTCATATCATTAATAGTAAACTTACCTTTAATTAATGGATGATCTTTTAAGAACTCATATATTCTTCTATCATCTTCATCATTAATATCTAAAGATACTATTGGTTGATGCATTTCATAGCCACTAACAACATCCCCATTAGGATCAATTAGAACTATATTTTTTCCTTTTGTGCTTTTGTAATTACCGAATTTACAGTAATTAAACTTTGACACATCGTTTGCTTTAATTAATACTACATGTTTCATTTTTTTACGTTTTAGTTAATACTCCCTGTTATTAAGATAATCTTCTATCTTGTTTTTTTTTATAAATTTTGTCTCCTGAAATCCAAGTTTTTGCTGTTGACTTTTTTAGCCATTTAAAACCAGATTTACCTCCTATATGGAAACGTGTTTCTTTTAGTTTGCTTAGTTCTTCTCCTTCTTTTAACTCTATTACTTTCCCATCCCTTACTACCAGTCTTGTCTTCATTTTACAAAGATAAGAATTTTGGGGGAACCGAAGCTCCCCCGAAACTCAAATTTAATTACTATTATGCAATAGTATCAGCATTAGCTGAAAAGTCAGAATCACTTAAGTCTTTTACATAAGCTTGTGCAATCCACTGTGTTCCCGTAGATATACATGAAATTCTATCTCCTGGAGTTGAAGCTGCAGTAAATACAAAAAAGTCATCACCAGTAACTGCAAAGTTACCAGCAGTACCATCAACTTCGTGTACTTGACCAATATTGTCTCCTTGTAAAAAAGAAACATTAACAATACCGCCCATTGAACCATCAGTTGCCGCAATACCTTCAGTTACTACAACGTCAACATGAAACCCTGCATTACCTATAGCAGGCATTGTTATTGTTGTAGTTGCAGCAGGATTAACAAGAAGTAATTTCCCTGAATCCTCATTAGTTAATGTAATGTCAGCTATCACATTTTCAACGATTCTCGCTGATCTCATCATTGGAACATACACTGCTTCTTCTCCACCCGCAAGTGAAGTTCCTGCACTGTCAGTTGCACTAAGAAATCCTAGTACACTTGTTCTTAATTTGTTAAAACTAAATTTTAAAGCCATTTTTTTATTTGTTTTTGTAGTATTGGGGGGTTTTTATTTTTTACCCCCCTCTACCAAGTTATTTATTGAGGTATTCATGCGCATAGGCTATCTATTCACAAATACCAGTTATTTAATTACGAGTGTGCGATTGAATCAACTTCTTCAATGCCGTCAATACCATATTGTCCAGTAACGTCATCTGCCAAAGTAATTACACCTCTTCCAGTTAAGACTAGTCTAGCTATTGCCTTTACAACATCATCTGCTTTACCACTTGTAACACCAATAACGATAGAGCCATTACCTCCAGCATTTGTGCCATAGTTAATATTTACAGTTGTTGCATCAGAAACTTCTAAATCAGTCACTTTATCGCTGTCTATACAAACCATATCGGTTGTACTATCTGCAGCGAAGAAAAAACATCTATTTGCCATTTTTATAAATTTTAAAGGTTAATAATTAAGATGCACTTAAAATACCACAAGACAATGGGTTTCTAACAACGATTCCAGACTCTGAAAGCACGTGGCATTCAAATTTGTCATCAGCGTTAGCAGCCAACATTGATTTTTGGTCATAAGGGTTCACCATTCCAGCTACATATTTCTTGATCATACTTCTATTAATTCCTTCAGCACCTTTAGTAACTAACTCAATGTTAGAAATACCAGAAGTTTTTCCGAAATCTAGGAATACCATCTTAGCAGACTCTTTTAATCTGTTGTCACCAAATGAATTAGTTCCACCAGCAGAAGAGTGTAAGTTAGGATCATCAAACGCAGGACAATAAGCCATTGTTATTTTGTTTCCTAAAGCATAGTAAGAAGTAAAGTTTGCACCAAGAGATACATCACCTTTAACACCTGACATAGAACCACCAGTCATTGCACCAGAAGGAGCAACAAGCATATCTTTCATAGCTCTATGGAAAGCAAGTCTTCCTTCAGTACCAGTAAATACAACCCACTCGTTACCTTCAGCAGCAGTAGCATTTAATGATAATTTAGCAATAAACTCAGTGATGATATCTTCAGTTAAAGTTCCTAATGAATAAGAAGCTTGATTAGAAGAATCAATTTGAGCTAATAGACCGTCTCCAGTTACCATTGAAGTAGCTTGTGTACCAGACGTACCAAGAGAACTTGCAATTGGAGCAGTAGCATAAGAACCTACAGCGTTAGTAATAGAAGTTCTTCCATACCATCTTTGTAGTTCTTGTTGATACATAAACTCATCCATCATCATTTGCTCTTTTGTAAAGTACCATAACTTTGAACCATTGTTCTCAATCCAAGTTACATCAGTAAGACCTTTACCAGTAATAGAACACTTCTTACGCATTGTAGTTAAGTAGTTTCTATGAGTAGAAGGCAATACAGTATTTTCACCTACATCAGCACCGTCAGACCCATTAGGGAATGCAGAACCAATAGAAGCAACAATAGCACCAGCAGCAATATCTGCAGTTAATAAAGGATTTGCAGTACCATCAACCATTTCAAATTTTACAACTTGAGAAGCTGTAGTAGTAACTAAACCGCCATTAGCAGCAGCTCTTGCAACATCATTAATAGGATCTTCTACAACAACCGCAATAGCTCCTGATTGAAAACGAACCATATCCCATTTATTAAGATGGCTAGCATAAGAAGAACCAGCAGTAGTATAAATACCTTCACCGTCAAATGATAAATAGAACGCATCACCATCAGCATCCATGTTATCATAATTTCCAGCTGTTGCAGCAGAACCTCCTGCATCTTCTGTAGATCCATTAAATGTTACACCGTCTGTAGAAGCCCATCCATTTGAAAAAGAAGGAGTATTGTATCTACCCATTACTTTCCATTCAAAAGAATTATCTCCTAAAACTTGTTCTTTAGCGTAGCGACCTGTACGCTCTAACAAATAAGTCGCAGAATAACGAGGATACTGCTTAACTAGAGTTCTTGCGATCTCTGGGTATTGCATAAGTGCAGTATTCAAGGCATTCTCGGCAGTGGTACTACTTCCGTAAGTACCAGTATAAATTGAAGCCATTTTTTAAATTTTTTTTAAATTAATTAAACATTATTATTATTTTGCTCAATTAACTTTCAACCTTAAGCAGACATTGTCTTACTTCTATAGACCTACTCGCTCATGAACGCTTTCGGATCAAACTCACCTGACTTCACCTTGAAGTTAGATTTGCTTTTTCCAGTGTTAAGGTTTGGAGAGACTATACTGTCCATGACAGAGGCCTTGCCGTCTTCCAATCCTTGAGAACGAAGAATCTTTTCAATCTGCTTACGATAGAGCATAAACATAGCAACATCAGCAACATTGGCATGATCCGCATATATTTCTTTCATCATATCGCCTGTAGCATATCTATAGACTTCTTCTTTCTGTTTTTTTGTTACTTTCCCACCCATGAACTCATTCATGTCTTTGATTTGTGTCTTTAATTCTTGCTTTGCGTTCTCTGCTTGTTGTTTCTTTTGTTTCGCTGCTTCTTGAGCTTGATTATTAGCTTGAGTTGTTTGTTGATCAATAGCATTATTAATAACCCTTCTAATACTCTTAGCCTTCATCTTCATCATTCCAGAATCTTCTAGTTTATCTAAAGACTCTTCAATTTCTGAATCCTCAATACCATCAGCCTTTAATTCTTCAGATACTAAATCTCTATCTGAAAAATTCAAATAAGATCTAAGCTCTGTTGTTTGATCATTAGCTGGAGCTTTTGGTTGTTGTGCTTGTTGTTGTAAAGAATTTAATGCTTGTACAAATTGATCTTTAGATTCTATTTCAATTCCAAGTTCTTCACCAACCTTAGCCCAGTTTAAAGATTCTTGAGCTGTAGGAACTTCTTCAGATTTTTCATCTACAGTTCCTTCCCAATTATACTCTTCTTCTTTTTTCTCATCTTTTTCTTCTGTTTTAGAATCCCAAGCCCATTTATCATCTGTAGCTTCTTCATCTGTAGACTCAACCTCTTCTACTTCTTTCTCTACTTCTACTTCTTTCGTTTCTGTTTTTACTTCTTCTCCACTATAAACATCTTCTGTAAATGCTAAAGGATTAAATTTACCCTCAGCACTTTCTAGTGTTGTTGCGTCATTACTTTCCACAACTTCTTCCACTAATTTTGATTCTTCTGCCATTTTATTTTAATTTAGTTAATACTCCCGATTTGCAAATATACAAAATATTTATTATATTTTTTGTGCAGCTTTTTTCAAACTATCAGCGCTTGTTGTAGATCCAGACTCTCTAGACCTTTCCACTCCTTCTTTTTTATCTTCCCTTGACTCATCATGTTCTTTATTTTTTCTTTCAACATAATAGTCAGCCGCCTTCTTATCCATTTCGTTTCTCTCTTTAGTGTCATGTAAATCTCTATCTACATCAGCTTGTATCTTAGCAACCTCTAATCTTGACTCAGCTGCAATTTGAGCAACTTGTAACTTAGCTTCATTATCCATTTGTTTAAGTTGTGCCTCAGCTTGGAACTTAGCTTGCTCTTGTTCAGCAGCAGCTTGTTGAGCTTGCATTTGTTGTTTCATAGTCTCTTCTTGTTGTTTCTGCATCTCACTCATAGCCTGTTCTAAAACTTTTTCAGCTTCAGTCATTGTATCAGCTCTTAAAACTTTAATAACACCTAAAAGATCAATACCTCCTGATTGTAATGCAGCTTGAGATAATTGCTGTACAACTTGTTTCATAGAATCATCTTTACCGCTATCGCCTACATAAACACCATAATCTTGCAAAGCAATATCTGGCATGATATTTAAAAATTTATAAGCTCCATCTCCTAATATCATTCCAGCTTTTTTACCACCAGCCCAAGCAACTTTCATTAAATTACACAATCTCTCCAACACCCTTTGCTTACATTCTCCATGAGAATAAAACCATCCCTCTGTAATAGTAGCAGATTGTACAACACTTCTTTGAACATTACCTACATATTCATATTGACCTACAGCTCCTTCTCTTTGCCTGGTAACTCCAGAAATATTTCCAGCCATTTCTTCTAACATTACTTTTAGATTAATAAGCTGTTGTACAGACTGAGATAAAGTAAAATCAATTTGTTGGAACTGATTAAAACTACTCATTTGATTCCCTTCGTCTTTTGAATTAATAGGTATGATACCATCTGTCTTTAAATGGTATAGTACTTGTTGTATATCCATACCTAAATTAGTAGGTAATTGTGATGTATCATATACTACAGCTTTACCACCTGAACGAGCCATAGCAAGTTCTATTTGATAAACAACAATATTATAAAGCATTTGGATATTATCAAGTAAGTCTACAAGAGATGCTGTCGCGCCAGTAGTATTGCCTTTTATACATCCAGTATAAGATAATGGGGTTTTACCTGGATCATCTATACTTCTAATTTGATTATCTCTTCTATTTGCATTAGCTAAAATTTTACCACCAATTAAAGTAGCCTCCCAAACGTCATCCACCCATTTAGTTTCAATATTTTCTCCTTTTCTTTTTTTGTATGTATCTTTTACCATCTTTCTAAATGGTCTTGATGGATCATATTTATTATCAGATAATTTAAATTTAATAGCACGTAAAGATTTCCATTCAGCATTAACTACACGAATCCTTGCTTCTCTACCATGAGCAACATCCACCCACTCAAAGCTACTATTGTAATTATTTAAGTCTCCACCTAAATATAGGTTTCTCATTTTATCAAGCTCTAATAAATCATCAGTGGAAAGATCATTTTTATATTCATCATTAATCTCATTAATTGATAACCATCTTTCTTCTCCCACCCAAGTAGCTTCATCTAAATAATCTGAATGAAAAGAATCGTCAAATACTATATTTCTAGGATCCACCCTTCTTGCATAGGGATCTCCATTTTGTATATTAACTTTATAAAATTCTTTACCAGTTATAAGTAAATCTCTAAACCCTTCTTTGAAAACATCTTTAATGTTATATCTATTTGTTATATATTCTAATCCATCTTGAGCTGTTTCTTCTACCATCTCACGATAGTTATATTTCATATAAGTTTCTATATCTTCTGGAATAGGAATAGTATCTCCCTCACCTAATATATCAATATTCATTTCTTCTTTCATTTCAGCATGGAACTCCCCTAAAAGATCTCTCATTATTAAACCAACTTTATGATCATGTTTTCTAATGACAGCATGTTTATTAACTGTGGTAACTTTCATATCAATAGGCCTTCTTAATTCTTCACCAATTAATAAATCAATTTTAGGGGTTATGATAGGATAGTTTACTAATCTAGCTGGGTAAGTAAGACCATATTGTTCTGTAATATATTTATAATCTCCTTGATTTAATACACCATTATATACTTGATAGTTTCTAATATCTTTAGCTCTTGAAGCATAATATTCTCCACCTTCGGATCCCATATAGCTTGTTATAGCATTTAAAACTTGTCTACACCAATCTTTTGTTTTTTCTTTTTCAGAAACAACCATTGAAGGCATTGATTTATATCTATTTTCCATAATCTTAATTTATTTGTGTTGGTACACCATCGTATCCCATTTTATAATATTTGAAACCTATATCTTTTACTTCATCTTCTTTCATGCTAGCTTGCATTCTGTAATTGTCAATATTATGAATTAAACAAAGACCAAATGCCATAGCACGGTCAGTATTTTGTAATCCATAATTAGCAAGCTCATCTATCAAGTCTAAAAACCATATATCTTGCGCGCTCTCTCTTAAGTAATCATCTATCAAATCTTCCAATAATGCTTTTACTTGCTTATTCATATGCACACCATATCTGTTTCTAGTCTTTGTTCCAGGGTTGTGTGCAGACTCTGGTTTTTCTTTTAAATATTTTAAAGCATTCATTCGTTTAAAATAATCTAAAATACCTATCTTTGTGTATTCTACTAACATTTTTGAGTTGTAATATACTGCAAGTTTCAAACAACCATCCCAAAAATCTTCTTTTTTATCAGGACGATCTGTATACTCAGCAACCACGTAATCACTTGACATATCAGTATTTGCAAATCTACGATAAATTATCGCACTACCCAAAGAATCTGAAGCTCCAGCTTGATCTTGGTCGTAACTATCTATACCCCCTATATCTAAATGCTTATATTCTGGCTCTGGGTGAGCTAATATTTTAAACGGCCCATTAGGATTTGGCCTCCATGTCACTACAGGATCTTTTTCACCTAACTGCCAATCTAAGTACCCTCTTTGTATTTGACTTCTATTATCTTTACTTGACAATATTCTAGATCTTTGTGCGTTTAATAAAGCAATATCAAATCTTGAAGAGTGAGTGTTTAAGAATGCTTCCTCTATAGTTAAAGGATAATTTTGTATATGTAAGTTATATGCTTCGTTATCTCCAGATTTTTGTATATCTTCTCTGTCTGTTATAAGCTTTTCTCTTGCTCCTTTTTCGTCTTCTTTTCCTGTATTTATATCAAAGAATCCATAATATGCTTTAGATGCTGGAATAAACATAGGTATTAGATTATAAGCATCATGACTATAATACATATCCATAAAATCTTTAGATGCTTTAGATATATCACCACCAGTTCCTCCAACAATAGGTACGCCAAATTGTATATCACCATCCATAAAGCAAGCTTTAGATGACATATATGCATTCTTAAGTTTTTTAAACTCTCCAGCTTCTTCAAATATCATAAGTGAAACTCTTTCTCCTTTGAAGACTTCTGGATTATCCATCGTTCTACATATGATATTAGATTGATAACCGCCTGTCTCCCACTTACCATCTTTATTCTTTTGTTTATATCCAGATCTCATTATGCCATCAGTGTCTTTTAATACTGAGTGTTTAAAGTTAGGATGTATACCATTAAGACCTTTTCTAGTTTTATCAAAGAATGCATCAGCTGTAACTTGTAATCCTGCCGCTACACCTACATCATTAAAAGGAAAGAATGTATATTCATGCGCTACAGCACCAGAGTTCATGTATGAGAATCCCTTATCCCTTGCTTTAATAACAATCATACCTTTACCTTCTTCTTTACATAATTCTATAGTATCAAAATACTCATGATCCATATTTCTATACCAAGGGTGTATTAAGGTTTTACGATTACCTGTTGTGCCATCATTACCTAATATCATATAATAATTTAGATAAAAATAATACTTGCCAGATATATGCTTCATGCCTTTAGGCTTAAAACCATTAAGACATCTATCAGTTTCTTGAGTCCAATATTCTTGATAGGCTACAGAGTCAGGATTTAAATCTGGATGACCAGCGTTAGGTATGGGACGATATCTTTGAGGATCAAATTTAATCTTACCCATATCTTAATTTCTTGGTTTTCCCTAAGCCAAACATACCTGACTTTTCTTCTTTTTTTGCTAACTTTGCATGATACCTATCTCTCAAGTCTACTCCATGTATCTCTATAGCCATATCATTATACTTATTAGCTTTATCTAAATCAGCTATATTGTAGTATTTTTTATAAGAGTTATAAAGATATTGTAAATCGTATTTATTTTTCTTTTTTGCCATTAATCTTTTTGTGGTCTCAATCTACCTCCTTTATAATATTTCATACCTTTACTTGCTTTTGCTGTTTTAGCAGCATCTTTAAAATCTTGATCAGATGGAGCTCCAGCATCTCCTTTACTTTTCATTGTTTCTCCACGTTTTCTTTTAGCGTGAATGTTTGCATATAAACCTTTTTTCATAATTACATTTCTTTAATTTCTTTTCTTCTTTCTAAAAATGATAATCCCTTATCACCAGCAATCTTTTGTCTTTCCCCTCTTCTATCTATAGCATCTAATAATGATTGTCTTGTCTTTAATATCTTTTCTACTCCTATCATTAGTTTTTGCAATAACTCTGCATTCTCTTCGTCAAGATGCATTCCGTCAATAAGAGCAGTGAATTGATTAATCTTATTGTTAAATGCTATAAGCTGTTCGTCTAATGGATCAAATTGTAATTCAGAATATTTATCACAAGCAGCTCTTAAAGTAGCATCTTTAGATCCTTTCCAATTATAAGTATCGTATAAATCTTTAGATACAGCCTTAACTCTTTCACCTTCGCTATAATGTCTATATGGGCTTTCATAGTCATAGACTAGGGCAACCCATTTGAGGGCCGTAGGCCCGAATTTTTCTTTCTTAATGAGTGTAAGAAATTCTGGTATTCCAGTAACTCCGTCATCATCTTTAAATATGTCTCCCTTTCTATTTAGTTTAAGTAAGTACATTACTTTTTATATTTAAGTTTTAATTTAAACACGTATCTTAATTCATCTACATATCTATCATTAAAATCATTTATTATAGTTTGAATATAATAATAAGGATTACTCTCTACCTCCCAATTACTTTTGATAATTTTAAATCCGTGTCTTTTTGCTCTTCTTTTTATTTCTTGTTCTTCATCAATAAGTTCTGATAAATCTTCATATATCTTTTCAAGATAATAAAAATCATCTTTATGATATATTTTTCCTAAGTCTGCGTCTAGTTTTCTCATTCCTTTAATGTTGTTGCGGCAACAGCGCCAACTGCTGGAGCAGTATTCATCATCTTTTTCAAAGCATCAGGAGTTTTAAATAGTTTTGCCCAGTCAGGATCTATTTCGGTTTTTCCAAATTTAATATCCTCTAATATCATAGCTGCTTCTTTTGTTGTTATTTTTTCACCAGGATTATAATAATATCCATATCTAATTTCATTTATCCTTGCGTGCATTTCATTAGGGCTTGATAGATACCTATAATCTTTTACTATTGATTCTCCCCAATTTTGTCTATCTGCTTTAGATAGCTTATCCCAATTCTTAGGCT